GTGGCGGTGCCGGATGCGCCGAGAAGCTGGTTCAGCGTCACCTTCTTCGTCGTGCCGGTCGCAGCCATCGACGTATCGGAAACATCGACGATGACCAACGGATCGTTTGCCGGATCGGTTGAAGTCGAGATCGACGTTAGGGCTGTAATCTTGGAGTCGGGCATGGGTCGAGAGCGTTAGTCGGTTGAGAGTGAGAAAATGATCTTCGAAGTGCCGTCCTCTTGCAGGACGAATGAAGCGCCGTCCTCCTGCATCATCCAGCGGTCCATGGCTGGATAGATGACCTCAATGACATCATCCGATGTCGATAGGTTGAGGGACAGCGCGAGCGTCATGGTTTAGGCGCGAGCGAAGTAGGCAATCACCGATCCGCTGGTGAGCTGGAACGATGAGATTTTGCCGACAATCGTGAAGCCAGCAGGAATCGTCGTGCCGCTCCAAGTGCCGGTGATTCCCTGACCGCTAATGGAAGTAAAGACGGCAGCGGACACAATCTGCAACGCGATGTATCCAGCGGACTGTGCGGAGGTTCCGGTGACCAGAGTGAACCCCTGATGACCCATTGAATCCTGCGTCGCAATGTCGGTTTGAACGGCCATTTTGTTTTTCGGTTAGAGGGGAGGCCACCGGCCTATCCGATGGCCTCCCCAATTTTGTCTGTCAACCTTTTCGAGTCTTCGGCGCTAAGGCTCCCTGTATCCACAGGACGAGCTTGCCTCCTTCAGGAACGGGAGCGGTGTTGAAGCTGGTGCGCTGGAGAGTCGCATCAACTTCGGGACCAGAAACGAGCTTTGACTTGCCGTTCTTGTCCACCGCAACAGTAGTCGCAATCCTCATGGTCTTAAGGATTAGGCGGTAATGAGGACTTCGGCCTGAGTCTTGTCGCCAGCCGCAACGCCAAACATGATGTCGTAGGACGCCATGTGAGCGCGGGTGGCGCGGCTGTACCAGACCGACAGCAGGACCGAGAGACCGTTGGTGGACTCGACGGTGCGCTGCTCGACGAACTCGCCAGCGATCATACCCACCGGCAGACCGGAGGCGATGGCGATAGCGTCACGACCGCAAACAAAGCCCGCGGTGTTGGCAATCGCGCCCGTCCAGTCGTTCTGCTCCAAGATGGCCTCAAAGCCGAACAGACCGTTGTTCAACGGGCCGTAACGAGCATCAGGGAAGGTGTTCGCAGCCGCCGAGAACTGGAGGCGAGCGAGATGCCCACCGTCCAGCAACAGCAGCTTCTGGCGGTAGTTCTTGGCGAGAGCCAAGATCGCAGGAAGATCGCTAGTGTCGAAGTTGGCAGCGGTGCCGATGGTGGTTCCAGCACCGTAGTTCGCGGAGGTCATCACAGCGGTGATCTTCTTGGAGATACCGAGCGCGAAGACATCAGCGGAACCGGCAGCGAGATCGGCCAGAGCGAATCCCTGATTTAGCTCCTGCTGGGTAACCGTGAACAGCTTGCTGATCTGGTTGACCGTGACAGCGGTGGCGGCAAGCTCGGAGTCGTTGCTGGTCTCAAAGTTGGTCGCGTTATCGACCGTCGCAGAAGAGCCAGCTTGAACGAACTTCTTGACCTGCACGGTCGCGCGGGGGCGGAGGTTATCCAGACCCACGTTGCGCGTGAAGTTTCCAACCATCGCCAGCTTGGTCCCCATCTCGGTGATGACCGCATCGGCCAGATAGTCGACGACCAGACCGGCAGCGAAGGTGTTGCCGTTCTGCGGAGCGATCAGCCTGTTCTGGCGGATCAACTCGCTGTGGTTCTCAATCAGCCACTTGCGGCGGTCAGCGCCAGCCTTCATCTTCCGGTGCTGCTCCAGAAGCGGATTGCCGAGGTTCTCGATGACGGGGCGGACCGGCTCAGGAGCGGGAGCGGCGGCAGGAGCCTTCAAGCTGGCCTCCAAAGCGGAAAGCTTGGCGAGGATGGCGTTGAGGTCCACAGAAGCGGCAGGAGCCGCAGCAGGAGCCGCAGCCGCCACAGGAGTGTTGTCGGACATATGTGTGTCGGTTTGTTGTGTTGGTTGCGGCGTGTTGGTCACGCCATTCTGTCCGCTAGCGTTGGTGCTATCGGGAGAAATCTTTTTGGAGTCGTCAATCGACTCATCTTCGCCTTCCTCGCGCTCAATCTGAGCATAGAGAGCGCGAAACCAATCGCGGCCAGCAGCACCGCCCCAGAGGTTCGCGGCAACATCGGCAGGAGTGTTGGGCTCGGCTTCAAGAAAACGCTCGTTCCTGCCCCACCAAGCGTTAGCCTTTTCGACCTTCGCTTCGGTGGGAGCTTCGCCAGCAACTAGCGATTCGGCCTCAAGCACAGTTGCCTTCTCAAGACCTTCACCAGCAAGACCTTCAGCGTATTGCTCAAGTCCGCGACGAAGGTTGTTTTTGACCGTCTCGGGAGCGGTCTTAGTGACAGCGCGAGGATGCCACTTCGCAGCCATAGCAAGCTGTTTGATTGGCTTATCCACAAGACCGAAGGCAATCGCTTCTTGGGTCGTGAACCAAGTTTCAGCCTTCATCGCAGCGCGAATCGCTTCGGGAGACTTTCCGGTCTTTTTGGCATACACTCCAACCAAGACTTCGGCGTGTTGGTCGAGAGCATCGGCCATCTTCCGCATATCTTCCGAAGTGCCAGAAGCCATGCCGGACGGGTCGTGGATCATCATCAACGCAGCGTCCGCCATCTCAACCTTATCGCCAGCAAGCGCGATGATCGACGCGATGGAAGCAGCGATGCCAACGACGCGAGTGGTCACCGGAGCGCGACGACCGCGAAGCTGGTTGTAAATGCTCAGACCATCCCAAACGTTGCCGCCGGGAGAGTTGATCTCGACCAAGAGCGGACCATTGCCCACTTCGTTGAGAACGTCCGAGAACTGCTTGCCGGACAAGCCGCTGCCGCCAAACCAGTCTTCGCCAATCTGGTCGAAGATTTGGATGGTCGCAGTCTTGGAGCGTAATACAACCAGTCTGTTTTCTTGGTCAGATTCATTCGGACTTCTTGGCTCTTGGTTTGCGAGTCTTCTTGGCTTTAGCAACAACGGCTGTGTCATCTACAACAACCGAAGTGTCGCCACCTTCCGGTGCCGCAACTGGCTCGGGAGCGTTTTGATTTTCCGAGCTTGTGTCAATAGCAGCCACAGGAACGCTCGGGGCTTTTTCCTTCTGAACGGTGGAAATCTCTGAGACGTCGAGTCCGTATTTGTCTGCCAATTGGCGAACAAACAAAGCTTGCTGCGCTTTGGCCTCTAACGATGAACGCCAATCGAGACCTCTGGAACCGTAAACCTCATCATATGTGATGATACCGGCTTCCAGTTCCTTCAACTGAGCAGCCGAATTGCGCCCGACATCAACATTTGGAGCGCGAGGAGCGGTAATTGCGACCTCATACCAATCGGACGGAGCATCGTTCAATGTCGGATCGGTCTTGATCGCGTATTCCATGACGTATTCATAAATACGTCTGGCAGCGGTCGCCATAACGTGATGACGAGACTTGAACCAAACCGCAGACATATCCAGCGCACCGCGATAGACCGTTCCCTGCATTGACTCAGGGAAAACAAGAACATACGGAATACCAACACCAGCGCAGACCTTCTCGGTAAGCTGCCGCCAGTATTCCCGCATATTCACGCCGGGACGCTCGGTGGCGAATTGCTGGAACTCGTCTCCGTGTTTCAGCACTTTGACTGCACTTCCGAAGACCTGCTCGTAATAATTCTCAGCGGTGTTTGCTGTGGTCGAAGCAGTACCGGCTCGCAAGTTTGAGGCTTGTACCTCACCGGAGACCGTCTTGACGATCTGAGCGACGGAAGCGCCGAGCTTGCAAGCCTCCATTTCAAGCTTCTGGAGGTCGTCGAGATCGTGCAGGTCGTTGATGACGCAGCTTACAAATGGAATCCCGCGAAGCTGACCAGCGCGATTTGGCTCGTAAATGTGGACGACTGAATCCGAAGGAATGGCTCGGACGTCCACCAGATTTCCCTGCGTCTTCTCGGAACCGACAAAATAGCTAACCGCTCGACCAGTCCGAGGATCAAAGCGGATGCCGTCGAATACGGTCTGGTCAGACTCCATCCCCACCGGAGTCGCTACCGATTGAGCTTCCAGCAGTTGCAATCGCGGTTTGCCGCTCTCGCCTTTGGTTAGCAGAATGAAGCTTTCGCCATCGAAGAACCATCCCCGAGCGGCTTGACCCATCAAAGTACCGAAAGACTGGCGGGAACCGATGTCTGGATACCGACACCAGATGTCGAACCACTTCTTTGCTTTGAGATTCCATGCCGGATCGCTGGATGCGGGTTGGACCGAGAACGACGACCCAACGGTGTAAGACTCAAAGAGGTCACCGAGCCTGTTGAGGATAGCGTTGTTCTGCTCAAAATACCGGCTCTTCCGGACAATTGCTTGTCGGGTCGAACTGGTGACATCAAACCGAGCCGAAGTGTAAGACGTATCAAGATACGAACGACGCAAGCTCTGTTGCGCTCCTTCGTATTTGTTCTCAGGAGCAGGGAACAGAACGTCTCGGATTTTTGAGAGGATTCCCATTAGCTCATCCTAACGGTGGCCTCACGCCGGTACTGCGTGAAGTCTCCATAATAACGGGTCGTCGCAATAAGGACTGACCCGAGCATCTTTGCGTAAATCTGGGCATCCGTTGGGCTGGTAATACCATCACCAGACAACAGCGTGACCGCGTAATCGTAGTCACTCAGCAGAGACTCCCACATTTCCAACATCTCACCGGGACTTGCGCTTCCCTTTCCGGGTTCAGCGAACTCAACGGAGACATCAGAAGAAGACGTTTGCCGAACCAGATTGCCGCTCTCAAGAGCATTGGCAGAAACGGTCAGCTTTGCGGTCAGAGCATCCAACAGAGACAAAGCGCCTTTGCTCGCGTAAGTGGTACGCAAGTAAGACCGCTTTGTTGCTACTGTGTAAGTGACCACTCGGGCGGACTATTCACAGAGCGTCCGGCTTGTCAACCGCCAGTTGTATCAACAACGGGATTTGGAATGAGATCGTTCCAGAGCGTTACCATCGCAATCTGCATGATCTCGCAGTCGTGCAGGTGGTCCGGCCAGCGCGTGTTTCGCTTGAACCACAGATGCTTGATGCGTCCAGCGCGGTTGGCGGTAGGCTTTAGAATATGGCTGTCGAGGTGCTTCCAATAGGTATCGGCATCGCTCGCAAACGCTCCTTCTGCGTCGAGTTGCGCTGGCAGCGAGCAAACAGACCATGAGTGGTTTTCGCTGCCTCTGCGGAGCTTCTGGAGCATTTCCCGAAGATGCTCTGTGTCAAAGATCATCAGCGGCTGGACGACATCGGTTCGCATGGACGTCGAAGTCGTGATGCCGCAGGGAAGAATTGAACCAGTCTTGCTTGTGAATCGCGCACCACTCTCTCGGCCTTTGAGTGGCAACCAACCGACAAGCATCGGCTTTCGCAAGCCTCCTTCCGGCGGATATCTCAAGCCGCATGGATAATTGATCGCGCCATTGCTGGTCTGGCTGTATTGAGCGCAAGCATCGTACACCGCTTGGGTGTTGAAACCGGAGTCAACGCCAACGTCCATGTCGTGTACGTTGTAGTACAGTTGGACCCGTCGCAGAGCGGCAAAATCATCCGCGTGACCGGCTGCGACCAGCCGCGAATTTCCGGCGCTCCACTCGCGGCAGACCCACCACAAGAACGGAGCGGCAGCTTGTACGTCTGCGGTCAGATACCTCCGAGCTTCTGGCATCTCGGTGTCCGAGACGACCTCCACACGCTCCGGTTGCGAGTCTTGGTTTTCCCACGGTTCCGCGAGCATACCGTTGACGAAGCTTTGCAGCCCCATCATGGAGTTCTTGGCCTCCAGAAAGGCGACCGCGAGATTTGCCCAAGTGCATTTGCGGTCTGGCGAATAGAGGCTCGACAAGTGATAAGACCGGACGCTCGGGATGCTGGCGACGTTGTGGGAGATCCATTTGCCGTGACGCAAGCCAGCGACCTTCTGACTGTCGCTGATCTTACCATGGCAGAGTTGGCAAACGTAGTGAGCAGAAGTCCGGATTGTCTGCCAGTCCGGCTTGCCGTCCTCAAGCTTCGCGTTGTCCCATGTTACCTGCTTCCATTCCAGCCGGATGAACTCGCGGCAATGCGGACACGGTATGTGGTAATACCTTTGGTCCCCACGCAGGAACTTCTGCCAGATTCTGCCTTCGGTAGTTGTCGGAGTGCTGGTGAAAAATGCTTTTGAACTGGAGAACGCTTTGAGCCGCTGTTCTGCAAGATCCAGAGCGTCGGCTTCTTTGGCGGTCGCTTCCGCAAACTTGTCCACCTCATCCGCAACCAGAATGCGGACGGGTCGGGACGCCAGATTTGCCGGTGAGTTTGAGCCAACGAAGCTCAACGTGCATCGGTCAAATTGCTGCTCCAGATTTGTGATCTGGTCGCGATCCGCAGGGAACCGAGCCACAAGAGCTGGTGAGTCCTCAAGCATTGGCAGCCACCGAGACTTGCTGAAACTCCGAGCCAAATTCTCGGACGGCATTAGCCACAAAGCCGGACTCGGTTCGACGTCGATTGCCCACGCCAGACCTGCCATGAGCGTTGTCGTCTTACTGGTCTGCGATCCCCAACAGAGCGTGACTTCAGAGACTGACGGATCTTTCCAAGTCTCCAATGGCTCTCTGCAATAAGGTCTGACCGCCGTCGAGAATGGGCC